TGTCAGATGGTAGCCTGCTTGCTGCTCTTCATCTGATAACAAGAATTGGGTAAAACTATTAATCTGTATCTGCATCACTATTTCCTTTAATTTCTTCGATATAACCGCTATCAGCTTCATGCCAACCTTTCTCCCACCACTTATGTAAGCCAATAACTCTCTCAGTCACAAAAGGATTAGAGGTTATTGGCTCCCCGTTAGTAGCAGCTTTGTATCCAAGGTTATAGGCTTTGTCAGCATTATGCTTGGCACTACTACTTTGCTTTTTCACATTGGCTCCTGCTGCTCTTGTGGTTGCTCACCTCCTGGCATTCCAGCTTCCATAATCTGCTGTATCAAGCTCTCTTGCTTCTCCTCTTGCTCACCAGACTTGTCAGCAACAGTGCCATCAGGATTGAGTCCATAATCAGCAGGTAATGGTTGAGGCGGAAATTGCTGGGCAGAGGCTTGCGGATTAGCTTTCACTATCTGGGCTACTGCTGCCTGCCATTGCATTTGGGCTTGCTCGAACATAAGCTGCTCTTTAGGTTTCTCAAACTCCTTAATGTCAGCACCTTGCAACTTAATCATATAGGAGAAAAGGCCAGCTACATTATAGCCTGATTGCAATTGCTGGCTAGAGCCTATGATTTGCAGAGCTGTCTGCCACACATCCGCATGCATCTCAGTATTAGCTGGGATAGCACCATCAGTAATCTTGAATTCCCACACAGCTTGTCTCAGCATTAGCGGGTCAACAATCACCTCGTTATCAGTATCAGCATAATAGAGGGATTCATTACCTTGGTATTGCATGATATTGATACCAAGAATGTGCTTAGCTGGGGTGAAGAACTGATCTTCAAGCACAATAGCTGCTGACTTAGGCTTGCTATCAGCATTAGACATTACATCCTGGTATTCACTAAGAGTCTTGTTACCTTTCTGGAACTGACCTCTTTGCGCTTTATTCTGGCCTGCAAGTTGGTCCGCCATCTGTCCTATTAACTGAGTCTCTTGCAAGCTGATACTGGCTTGGTCATCACTAAATGGTATTGGCCAGTAGATTTCATTAAGAGGCACACCTTGATAGGCAGCAGGCTTAATAGGAATCTTAGCAGTAGGATTCTTACTATTAATATTCTTTTCATCCACATAAAGAGGATTGAATAAGCCTTTATCACTAATAGCTCTACGTCTTGAAGCCATTACTGAGTTCATAAGAGCAGATGCCACCTGTTGGAATGGCTTCATATTTGCTGCTAATGACTTAGTTTGATACTTAATGCCATCATCATTGGGGCAAGCAAATAGCACTGGTATCATCTCATGAGCATTAGTTTGGCGCTCAATATAAATGATAGTGCTAAAATTGACTATTAGGAATTTCCATACTTGAGGAGTATTAGGTTGTGGCGCCTGAATACCGAAATCAGCAGGAAGGATACGGGCATACAAGGTGGTAATGATATATAGGCCCTTATAAGCTATCCCGCTATTATTCTGCAGTCCTGCCCAAGAGAACCAATCCATACCTTGTGTTAGTGACTGCACAGCAGTAAGAGCTTCTGGATTCACTTGTGGCACATAGTATTCAGTAAGCATAGTGCCAGAATTAAGGGCAGCATTGATATTAGGGATAATGGCATCCTCACCAAGTTCCGCTATTATCTGCTTAATGCGATTCCTGGATACTAGCTCATGGTAGCCTGCATACTCACCTTTAGTGGCTACATCTTGTGGCAATACTGTGGTATCCCAAAATGTATTATAGAGGTCGAGGCGCTTAATGCTATTACCTTCCCAAATGATATTCCTAGGCTTACCTTCCTTGCTACTGAATTTGAGATCAGTTTCGATGAGAGCGGTATTAGCTTTAGTCCATGATACCTCACAGGCACCAAGACCATATTTGCCGCAGTCACGGAAGAACTTTATCAGCTCAGATTTCCAACGACCTTTGCGCGCTTGCTTATCTAATAGCGCATTCATCTGTAAGGCAGCATCAGCATACTTAGGTGGTGCTACTACTGGGAATATAGGAGTCTGTGAGCAGAATACTTCAGTCATAAATGCTGTCCAAGAGTCTACTTGATCAGCTACTATTGGCACCGTAACATCCTGGAAGCGGCTAGCATCACCTAAGTTATTAGCAAGGCGGGCACGCTGATGCTCTTCTCCTCTGTTATTCTCCCGATAATATTCTCTATCAGCAGACTCAAGTACCTGCCTAATGGTATAAAAATAAGTCCACCTAGTCCTAATATTCCACATATAGGATACCAGAGCTGCTTGCGATTCCTTTGATATTTTTAGTATTGTCTGGCTTGAGGCCATTAGCTTCTCCTAGTATAAGTTACTGTATTATTGGGGCCAAGCTTCCACTCATAGCATGGAGCAAGTTGATGGCCTTCTATCTCATCGAATAGCGGTGAGCAGCCATAGCATTTGAACATGTCAGTAGCATAGTTGATACTAATATCAGTAATAGCCATTTGCTGTTGAAGCCTTAGCAGAATACTGGGACTAGCTTTGGCAGCCTCCGCACTGACTTCTATGTAACCTCTTCTATTTAGTATTGGGTCTGACACTTATTATCTCCAAGTTAAAATTCACAAGTTTCCTCCAATTCCCACACTTCATTGCTGTCACCAGAAGCCATCATGCTATGAATGGTAATCTTATGACTGAATTCAGTAAGAACTTTGGGGATATAGGTAATACAGTCAAGAATACCATCCACATTATTGGTCTTAAGAGCATTGAAATCTATTATCTGCCTACTAGCTAGTGGCCAAGCATCTGGATGTATTAGTATCTCTCCTGTGGTCAGGGATTTAAACATATCCAGTATTCTGCTATTCTTACTGCGGCTGCCGGAATAGATAGGTTCTACTGCTAGTTCATACAGGCCAAGTCTTACTCTATACTTATCCATCCAAAACTTAAGAGAGTATTGATAAGCATTAGCCTCAATACAGATAAGGCTGCATCCCCACTGCATAGCAAGTCTGAGAGCACGCATAATAGTTTCTTCTGGAGAATAACGACCCTCATCAAGAACTCGCACAACAGGCTTACCAGCAATGATGCAATTCACGCTAATTGTTACGCTATCAGAATTAACCTTATCATTAGATGGGTCAATAATAATGAAGTTGCCAGCACTTATCTCATCCTCTCCAAAAGGATACGTAGGAATCTTGCTGATATCAATGTTGTTATTAGCATTAGCTGTCTCGTCATTAAGCACTTCAGCATAGAAGATTTCAGGATGACCTGAATTAGCATCATTACGGTATTCATCTAATAACTGCTTAAGAGGTTTCAAGTCTTCCCATAGGCTAGTTCCGTCAGCAAGGATGCCACCAACAATGAATTTAATCCACTCAGTATTATGTTTGAGATTACGCAGGATACTATGAGGGGTGGGATACATATTAGCTAAGAAGATATATAGACAGCCTTTGTGGCTAGCAGCTTTCATAGCAGTTCCTAACATCCACTGTTGAATACTGGAGCTTACCAATTCGCTATCAGCATCCTCTCTTGTCTGAATGTCATCGAATACCATAACATCAGGACGTTGGTGCTTAATGTTAAGACCGCGAACAGAGCCACCTTGACCAATAGCAGTAAGTACAATATTTCTTCCCTTAAAACCAAAGCGCTTCTGCTCTTGTGTATCCTTCTCAATACCAACACGCCAGTCACCAAAAAGGGCAGTAATATTATTCTCATCAAGCATATCAGCAATGTCACTGATAATGTTCTGAGCATGCGTAGCGGTGGAGCAGATGACAGCAATATGAGTCTTATTGGTAAAGATAATCATCCATAGGATTGCTAGTTTTACTAAAGAGGTCTTAGCAAAACCACGAGGAAAACCTACTGCTATCTTACTGAAATCTCTATGTCTCTGGCTGTAATCCTGTAATAGCTGCCATATAATATGATAGGTTTCAGGATAAGAGTATTCTGTTACCAGAGGGAGTGCAAGCATAGCAAAGAAGTCAAGGTCTTGTCTGGCTAGTTCATATGCTTGCTGGTGGTCAAGAGCTGTCTGACCTACCTCTTGGTAAAGGGATGGGAGTTGGCTGCTCATTTGATTTGGTTCCTATTTCCTGTTTCCGATAAGCCTATTAGTAACCAAGGTGGCAATCTCAGCAATGGCTCTTATGGGTCTTGATACAGAGCTGATAGCATCTCTCGTTACGTTGACCGTAGCAATGAGGTGAGATGCTGCCGCTGGCTTCTGACTATTATCATTGCTCTTATCACTGCTAGATTGGCGCATATTGCTCTCTCATAGCCATCAACATAGCCAATGCTGCACTATTCATAGCTTTCTGAGCAGGATGGCCAGTCGATTTGCGGCTATTCATAATAGGCAATCTTACTTGGTCTGTGACTTGAGTGGTTGAGTTTCTGTGTTGGGTCATCTGAGTGTTCATTACTTATTACCTCCAATTGAGAGGATTGCATAGTTAGTAGGTTCTTATCACCAGCTTGCACTATTTGGTTATTAATATCTTTAACATATCTTTGCATTAGCTGGGTTGGTAACATTAATTGTACCACAGTCTGATTAACAGTTGTAATATTGTTATCACCGTTAGCGCCCCTTCTTTTGAGGCCATTAATAGCTACCAAGTTCCTGACTTTCTCAGTAGTAGTTTTAAATGCTAGCGGGTTGTTGTCAATATCACTTTCAATCTTGCCTAGTAACTTATCCTCAATAGCGTCATAACGCTTATCTCTTGCTGTTGCTTCAGTCAGGTTAGCCAGCTTATATTCTTGCACTTGAGCTTTGAAAGTATCATCAGATAGGAGTTGGCTGATGTAACTGGGGTCGCATCCTATGGCTGAAGCTACTCTATGGGCTTCAATTCCTTGACCGAGTAATTTGCAAATTCGGCCTTGGACGCCTTCAAATTCAGGGGTTTGGGTTGGAATTGTGGCTTGGCTCATGGTGGGTGTCCTTTCTGACTAATTATTTTTTTAAAGCTTGTTGCTATTATATATAAGGAATAGCTCCTGCCAGGGGAGTGCGGCAGCCAAGTGGGAATCCCTAATACCAGTAACATCATTGATAGGGCTAATGCTAATAGCAAAGCTAGAGATGCTCATGAAAAAGTTTAGGAAAATTTTGCTGGATCAATAGGAGGGGGAGCGCGCCACGGACTAAAAAGGCTTCCGCCCCGGTGGGTGCTATTAGCTTGATGATGATAAGGATGATGCTAGTATTTTGTGAAGTAGTTCACATTTCTGATAAATAAAGGTTGATGATGGTATTGACAACACTATAATGAAGGCTCTTTTATTTCTTTTAACATGTAGCATCAAGCTACTAACAGAGCTGGACAGCCAGCAAGTGAGTCTATTATGAAAGTATTTATTGTTACCGCACAGCATATTAAAGGCCATGCTTATATTGTGAGCATTGGCAATAAGATTTTAAAACAAGCCACTAAAGATAGGGCGGAAGCTGAAAAGCTGGCATTAGAAAAGGACGGACATGTTTATAGTCTGTTAATTGATGATGGCCTTAGGCTTACATCCAGAAAAGCAAGCAATATAATTTATGCAGAAGCTAGAAAATTAGGAGCTATTTAGTACACAACATGACAAGGATGTCATTTTTTCTTTTATCCATTACCATTATTGAGACTATCATTATGAACAACAGCATCCAAGTATCATCCCTACAATATAATATCTGTGCGGCTACTCTTAATCATATTGATTATACATTCATTACACCTATTGAAGTCCTGCAAGCTCAGAATGAAGCTAGCAAACTATTTCCAGCCGACTACATGCTAGCTAAGATTGATAAACTAGTTAGAAAGCATAGCTGTTTTGGCTCCATGCTTGATCTTATGCAAGCTCGTGGCAAATATCGCCCTACGCTATATTGCTATGCTGCAGGAACAGCTAAGGATAGGCAAGAGCTGAAACTGATAGCGGACTATTATGATGCTTGCATGGAACAGGTAGGTGATGATAGAAGAGCATATAGAGTATAAGCATTACTTAGGCGGGAAAATGGCTATATGGCTCAAATGGCTACATGGCTTTTTTGCCAAAGTGGCTACATGTACAGAATGGTTGATGCCTCCATATCTGACCCAAATATGCATCCATTTACCCATATTACCACCAGCTCTCACTACCAACCTATTACTGATAGCTCCCTCAGTAGAGCTAGGGCTGATACTATATCTTTATTAATAACCTTTTTAAAAGAGAGGGGATATATATAAGTGGTCGATCCCTCGTAATTGAGGGATATTCTCAGTATAAGGATTACGTGTTAGGGAGCTATTAGCGATAGGATAGGAGAGGGAGCTATTAGTATTATGGAATGAGGATATGAAAGGCACAATATAGGCATATAGCCAACTAGCCATTGTGGACACATAGCCACTTTCCCGTAAATCTTTTAACAAGAGATTGAATTTTAACAATTGACAAAATGAGGTTTTTATGATATATGATAGGATTCTGGAATTAACATTGATTGAGTTGGTAGCAATTGCTGCCATACATGCTATTTTTATTGATGCGCTCTTACATATTGGGGGATAGAATGAGATATGACTTAATAAGCAAGCAAGGCAAGGTAATCAGTCATTTTGACTATGACGCCATTAGCACGGCTGGCCTGATATGGTTGCATAATGCTGGATATAGGTTTGAGCTATCAGCCAGACAGCCTTGCAATAAGGCTCTTAGCTTACAAGCTGGATAACAGGATGGTGCCCGCGTAGCGGCCCTGTCAAGTGCTGCAACCTGCAAGGCTGAGAAAATAACATTAATATCAATTGAGACTAACATTATGAGACTATATTGCACAATATCAGGTTTGGAGTCATCCTTACCACAATTCACCCATCCAACCATAGCAGCTAGCTGGCAACACCCAATATTTGCTCTTTCAGCTAGTCAGCTATTAAGAATCTATAAAGCAAGCTGGCAGCGTGGAAAGCTATCCAAGCAAGAATCCCGCCTTTTAGCTCTTGCGATTTTCAATGCCACTAAGCTAGTAACATGGGCAGCGGCAGCATCCCCTTTAAATCAGCATTTGCAATCGCAAGAAAGCAATATTAACCAAGCAATGCCATTATTGGTTGAAATCATAACCTTTTCGCTAACCTGTCCATCATGGCCCACCAGTCAATTAGCACATTTCCCCACAGTCATAATTGACGCTAGCAATAATTCTGACCTTGCCATAATGGTTACATCCTGTGAGTTATGGCTATCCGCTATTGCTGATTACCATGCTGGTTATTATAGGCAGTATCAAGAGAAACGTGACGCTGAAAAGGCTAACTTTTTGAGTCACTTATCAGCATTCAGCAGTAGAAAACCGAGCCGATATATTAAAGCCTTAAGCCGATATGTGATTGATGCAATACCAAGCAGGGCTTGGCAAGATAGGCAGGAACGTGAGCATATGCGCTATATAATAGAGTATTCAGGCTTAGTGCATACACTGGAATCTAAGCCACAAAATCCCATTACTAGCCAACAATGCAATCAGCTACTTGATACCATTACAGACTGTTTGAGTCTGGATAACATCCATATATGGAAAGCATATCAAGCAGTTAAGCTAATGCTGGAATCGGGCGGGCATAATGCCTATGGTGCGGCAATGCTGGAAAATCAAGCAGAACAGGATAAAGAGCAAGAATTAAGGCAGCAAGCTATAAGCCAGCTTGGAGAGCGTCCTAGTGGATTCATTGCTGCAATGGCTTATGATGCAGAAGTATTGCGCTTAATGGCAAGCATGGCAGCGGCAGCATAGTCAACATTGCAGCAACCAAAGCAATCAGAGCAACCAACAGATTCAGGTAATTAATTATGAAACCATCAACCGCCCAAACCAACCAAACCAAACCAGTGACAATCAATCGCTATCTGCATGAAAGTATAGAACATCAATCAAAGCTGGATATTATCAGCGCAATCTATCATCAATGGAATATTGCACCATTGAAGCAAGCCGGTATCGTTCGAGCTTATCTCTTAAACTGGACACCAAGCCATTTTATCAGCCAGATAGCCAATGCTCTTGATTCCAAGCCACCATTAATTGAACGTGAAGGAATCAGCTACCAAGTAATCTTTCAAGATAGCAATAATAATTTGCTTGATTGCTATAAAGCAAGAAAAATAGCAATATCATTCAGGCTTTGTCAAGAGCTAGAATTAAGCGTGGCTCTTATTAAGCTTATTTATTAATTATGGGGATATTATGAATATGCAAAATAAAAAACCAGACAGCTATATACGAGCTAGATTCGCAAGATACTTAGCACTCAACTTAAAATTAAGGCTTTACATTTATACTATGGAAAAAGTATATGCAAAACATCATTGCTTTGGATTACCTACTATAAGATCAATAGTTAGAATAATTCAACATGAGTGCAAATTAATCTAGATCTATCACCCTATAACCTAATCAAATTTGATGCTAAACAATATGGCTCTTGACCTAAGCAAATATAAGAAACCAGCTAATCAGCAAACAATAGGCGGTTTGGTAATACCATCTAGCAAGCCCCGCGAAGCGGCTCCACCTGTGACCATTCCAGCAAGCCCAGCAAGCCCAACTACCATTACACCTAATAATGCAGCGCCTTTACTGGCAGTAAATCCTACCAGCTACCAAGTACCACGCATAATTACAGCATGGAATGCTGACGGTAGCTCAAAGGATATAGCACTCAATGACCGACAACATGAGTTTGCCAGCTTACTTGCCAATGGCCTTTCTTGTGTCCTAATTGGTGCTGCCGGTACTGGTAAAACTACATGCACCCAAGCAGGTATCGCGGCAAGGCTGCAATCTGGCAGTGTTCTGCATATTCAGGATGCAAGCCACAAATATATCAAGAGTGGTGCGCCTGGATTGCTAGTAACCAGCTATACACGTCGTGCTGTTCAAAACATTAAAAGGCAAATGCCGCTAGATATTGCAGCCAACACTATTACCATTCATAAAGCCCTAGAATATAGCCCAGTATTCTATGAAGTATTGGATGAAGAAACTGGCAAAATGCGAAATAAGAGAGTATTTGAACCGAAAAGAAACCTGCTTAATCCCCTATGCAGCAATATCCAGACTGTCATTATTGATGAAGCCAGTATGCTCAGTGTTGAACTATTCGAGGAATTGCGCCAAGCATTACCAAGTAACTGTCAGTATGTATTCATTGGTGACCTTAATCAGTTACCACCAGTATTCGGTCATGCTATCTTAGGTTACAAGCTACTAGAATTGCCAGTAATCGAACTAACAGAAGTATATCGGCAAGCTCTTGAATCGCCTATTATTAGACTTGCACACAGAATCCTATCAGGCAAACCTATTATGCAATTTGACATGGCTTCATTTTGTGAACCTGGAAAACTGCAAATCATACCCTATCCAAAGCAGCTAGATTCAGAACATGCCATGCTTGAAACTTGCAAAATGTTTTATGCTGGTTATGATTCAGGCTCTTATAATCCTGATACAGATATAATCTTATGCCCACAAGTAAATGATAAAACTGACAAAAAATTTAATTGCACTCTTATTAATAAATACATCGGTAATCATATAGCCAGAAAAGAAGGCAGGATTACCCATGAAATTATTGCATCATTCCATAAGCTATATTATTCAGTAGGTGATAAGGTCATATATGATAAACAGGATGCAACAATAGTTGATATAAGGCTTAATGAATCCTATCTAGGCTCAGAATTCCAAGCCCCAAGCCAGCATTTAGATTACTTCGGACATAATGAACATGAAGCTTTCAAGCTTATTCAAAATACTGACATAGATATAGACAAACTTATTGAGGATGCAACCTATAGCATTGAGGAAGGCGCAAAACTGGCAGCAAGCCATATTGTAACCATTGAACTTACCGATTCACATAATGATGAATTCATAAAGCTAGAGCTAAAAACAGTAGGAGAATTACTGGCTCTTGATCTTGCATATGCAATGACTATTCACAAGTCACAAGGCAGCGAGTGGCGTAAAGTATTCTTGCTATTCCATAAAAGCCACAATAACATGCTATGCCGTGAGCTGTTATATACAGCTGTAACTCGTGCGCGTGAAACTTTAGTAATGGTATGCGAAAAGGATAGCTTAATAAAGGGAATTACTAAGCAAAAAATTAAAGGTAATACACTAGCAGAGAAGGCAGAATACTTTAAAGGTAAGATAGCAAGTAATACCAGCAGCTAAAAATAACCTATTGACAAACAAAAATATTGCTGTATAGTTGGCTTCACTTGATAAGTAATACTAAGTCAAGCCAACTAATTCACCACTAAAAAGCTGATAATCAGCTAAGGAATCTAAAATGTCTAATCAAGAAACTAAAGCCCCTGTAACAAAATTCCATTTCAAAGAAATCAAAAAGGATGGCGTTACAATCGAACCAAAACGCGCCAGCTTTGAAACAACCATTGTTCCCGAAGTCGGCGCACAAAACATTGTTGATATTATTTTCAGTGATACTGAAAGCGACGAAAGAAAAGAAAAGCTATTGAATTACTTGGCTCGTTTGCACAATGATCAAGTATATAAAGCTGCCCAGCTACAAATCGGTGCAAAATTAGCATCTTTTGGCGATAACTTGGAAGCGAAAATTGCCTACGTTCTTACTGATGCCGACTTGGATACCAGCAAACTAGACTTGTGGACTCTGGCCTATACTGAACCTGCCCAACGTGGCGGCGGTAAACAATTTAGCGATGAATTAGTAGCTGATACCATTAAATCATTTGTTGATTTTGGCGTGGCTAACTTCAAAAAGGCTGACGGTACACCAGTATCCCGTGAAGGTTTGGTTAAATCAGCAGATGAAATATTTAAAAACCGCTTTAAAAATACCAAGTCAGACAAACGTACTATTCAACTATTTAAAGACCGTATTACTTTATGGTTTGCTGGAATCAATCCTGAATTGCAAACAGCATATGCCGCTTTCGCTGAAAACTTGATAGGTAAAGCTGATAATTATTTGAATCCAAGCAATGAATCAGTAATCGGCAAATTTGAATAATTCGCATCCTGTTCCAAGTGGTTAGCCTTCCACCTAAAAAGGCTTGATTGTGTTGTAACCTACCGAAGAAAGCCAGCAATGGCAACTCATGCCCCATGCGCTTTATAGCCTTGGGGCTTTTTTATGCCCGCCATATAGTAATAGAATCATATAAAGGCATAAGCCATGCAATCATCCGCCGAAATTCCTATTGATGCTATTGATGATAGCAGCTACAAAGCCAGCTTATTGACAGCATTTAAAAGTAAATCTAAATACCTGGAGTTGTGGCAAGAACTAAAGCATACTAGGCAATTAGAAATCAAACTAGATGCTAGAATCTATAAGCACCATAAACAATACAGCGATAGCTTAGGCCGATTACATAAACAGGATAGCTACTTTGCAGAATTTTGCCAGCTTGAATATGGCACTCAGCTATACTTTTATAGCAAACATGATTCAATAAAACATAGCATGGTAATCAAGCTACTAAGTAAAGATGACTATCATAAACATCTAAGCAGCAATGCTAGGCTTAGCCAATCAGTAAAGACAATTAGCAGATTTGAATAGTAACCAGAATGGAGAATATAAAATGACTTTCGTAATTCCTAATAAGAAACCAGCAACTCAGCAGCCCATAGTACAAACTGCCAGCTTAGTGGTTAAACACCTAGAGCAAGCTGTGGCTATTCAGCAAGAGCAGCAAGATCAACCAGTAATACCAACAACAACTACTTCGCAAGCTGTGGTTAATAGCCCTGCTAATTATGCTAATCATCTTGATCTAGCTATCGAGCAGCAACTAGCAGCTCTTATCAGTAAGATTGAATCATCAATACCAGATGTAAGGCATGAGATGATAACAATTCACAAAGCATTAGCTAAAGATCCTGCACAAGTTACTATCCTCAGTACTGAACAACGTGCTGCTATCTTTGCTGGTTACAGTAAGCTGTCAGGTATTGAGCTAGTAGCTAAGGCAGCAGCTAAGAAAGGTAGCAAGACTCCTATTAGTATTGATATGTTTGAATAATGACATGAATAAGCTACCACAGCTACCAACACTTAAACAGCATATTGCTTTAATATTAGCACTGTTAAGAGTAAGTCCTAATAGAGAATTCTATCAGCTATATGGATTTGCTAGGCAGCTAGTTAGCAGGAGTGATATGCACAAGGTTACTAATAATGATATTGATTACTTCATTAATGACGACCATTACTGGTTACATGATGGAATGAGAGCTTACTATTATGACCGCACCATCAATACAGGCATAGGCCCAAAGACAATGCGCTGGTTTGTAGAGAATCACCTAATACCATTAATTGAATTGCACTTAACAATAGAAAGACATGGCATCAGAACACAGGTAACAATAGAGTCAGTGGAGAATTTATTATGAACAAGATGAACACATTTAGATTAAAGACAACATCAAGATATGATTTTACAACTACATTCCCGACATTAGAAGCAGCTAATAACTTTATATCAAAGCACCTTGGTAAGAATAAAGCTTGTGGTATGGACTACAACACAGCAATCAAAGTAGGTAATGCGTGGGTAGTCACTAACAAGTATGACCCTCGTTGCAATGATAAAATCTCACCGGTAAGAGCAGGTTATCAAGGTAACATGTGTCATGGATAGCCGCTTATTAGATTACATTGTTTACGAACCAACTACTGGAATAATACGATTACGTAACCAGTATAATAGGTCTTTTAATGGTAGCGTTGCTGGATTTAAAGATAAGGATGGGTATATAGTAATCGGCATACAAGGTAAGATATATAAAGCACACAGATTAGCTTGGTTATCTATACACGGAGATATTCCTGATGACACACAAGTTGACCATATCAACGGTATTAAAGATGATAATAGGTTGTGTAATCTCAGGCTTGCTACAAGAAGTCAAAACAAACATAATACTAGATTACAGTCTAATAATACCTCTGGTATAAAAGGATTAAGTTTTAATAGGCAAAGAAATAAATGGGTAGCTAGAGTAACAATAAAGGGTACAGTACACCATCTTGGTATGTTTACAGTTAAAGCGACTGCTGAAAAAGTATTAAAAGAATTTAGGGAAACCAACTTAGAGGAGTACGTAAACCATGGATAGTAGATTAAAATTAATATCTAATAGTAGCGTGCTATCTGTACATTCTTGTCCGCGAAGATACCAGCTAAGAAAGCTGTGGCCTGAGTATCTTGGCGATGTGTCAGTAGATACAGTGTACGGCTCTATGTTCCATACTGGTATCCAACAATTCCTATCAACAGGTAATCTGCAAGAAGCTATGCTATTAGCTGCTACTGAATGGCGCTTAGAACTTTATGAGTTTAAGAAAGAAAAGAGTTTCTGGCATTGTTGGAACGCTATTGAGCAATTCGCTTTCCTATATCCTGAATCCCCATTAGCTGACTATGAGATACTTATCTATAATGGTAAGCCAGCAATGGAGTTAGGTTTCTGTATCAGCCTTCCTGACGGCTTCTACTATCGAGGCTATATTGACTTAGTAATGCAGCATAAGCATACTGGCAGCATCCTAGTAGTTGACCTTAAGACTAGCGGTATGAATCATAGCAATCCAGCTAAGTATCAGAACAGCAGCCAGAACATAGCTTATTCAGTAGTACTTGATACAGTAGCGCCGGGATTGCAGACATTCAATGTAATGTATTATGAATACCTGACTTATCTTAATAAGTTTGTAGCTCATGACTTTGTTATTGATAACCTTGAGCGAGCCACTTGGATAAGGGACTTGCTGATGGAATGTCAGATTATGCAGTTCTATGATAATAACAGTGAGTGGCCTAAGCATGGTGAAAGCTGTGTTAGTTATGGCCGCTCTTGTGAGTTCCTGGATAATTGCACAATGCCAACAGCAGCTTTGCTAGGCACTCATAAGCAGGAGGATGAAGCATTAAGCATTGATAGCAAAGCACCCTATGATATCTATATCACATTAGAAGAGATTATTAATAGCCAGATTAATTTGATTGAGGAATAGGAGGTAGCCAGTGGCAACAGTTAGAATACAGTTATCAGCAAATGAGTTAGCATCAATAGAATCAGCATTATCACCAAGAGTATCTGATACTGATGACATTAAGCTGCTAATTAAAATTCAGCGTGCATTAGTATCAGCAGGAGGTAAGATCAGCAAAGGTGGAATAATCAATAACACTAACAGTATGACAGTGGATTCAATACTAGCTAAGATGGTATCAGATGAACCAATAACAGAAGAAGAAAGAGACTTTTATAAACAAGCAACAGGACAAGAGATATGAGAACAAAAGTAGCTAAAAGATTGAGAAGATCAGCAATGATACTAACTAATAGATCAGTTAAATCTGATAGCCAGCTAATACATAAGAATAGCGACCCAAAGAGAAAAGATTATCACACTGCAATCCTAAAGCCAAACTGCACTAGAGCCAAGTATCAGCAACTTAAGAAACAATACTATCAGGAGCGCAGACATGCCTAAGTTATCATCACTAGCTGGCGGTAAAGCGCCACAACATGCGCTAGTATTCGGACCGCCTAAGACTGGTAAGACACAGCTAATAGGAGAACTTAGTAAAGAATTCAATATTATTTGGTTTGACATTGAAGCTGGTAAGGATACTCTACTAAAGCTACCGATGGAGCAACAAGAACGCATCACTCTTATCAGTGTGCTTGATACTATTGATGAGCCTCGTGCACACGCTACTATTGATAAGATTCTGATGGGTGGTGACTTCCATATCTGTGACGATCATGGTACCGTTGATTGCACTAGATGCACTAAGGACATGGTTGATCGCTGGACTGACATTCATATTCCAACCAGTATTGCTGACGGCGGTTGTGAAACCATAGTAGTATTCGATTCACTCTCACAGCTTACTACCAGTATCAATAGCACATGCAATAAGCATCTTGGTAGTAGTATTAAGTTGGACTGGGCGCCATCTCGTAAGGATAAGGATAGCATGGCTGAGTATGAGTTTCAGATGAAGTATCTTAATCGCATCATGTCCAGAATTCAGAATGCACCATTCCATGTAGCATGTACTGCGCATGAGATTGAAGCTGAGCGTGAGGATGGCGGTGTGCGTATTGTCCCTAGTATTGGCACTAAGAACTATGCTATTAACAGTGCTAAGTATTTCGGACATGTTATCTACATGGATAAGATTAATCTGCAACACAAAGCATTTTCGGATACAGGTTATAGCAATAGAATCCTTACAGGTAGCCGCCTTGATGTAGCCTTAGAAGGTATGGATGCTATGAGCTTGCTGCCAATATTCAGGGGCGAGGCTGGCGTAGGTCGTAATAATAGGATGCAGCAAGCAAGCGCAGTATTAAAAGATGTATCAGCTACTATTAGCAGCCAAGGTAACCAAGTAACTAAGCCAACATTCACATTAGGAGCAAAGAAATGATTGACGCAGAAAATGAATATGATAACGATGAAATCGAGGAAGATCAGGAATCCATCTATGAAGAAGATTACCTTGATGACGACAATGATGATGGTGATGACAGCTTAGCAGGAGCAGATAATTATGAATGATACTAAAGTAGTAATCCTGTTTCACGCCCACTGTCTTGATGGATTCGGTGCTGCCTATGCTGCATGGAAATACTTTGGTGATAATGCCAGCTATTTTCCTGTTAGCTATGGTGACAGCATAGAGCATATAGATACTGTAGGTAAGGATATTTATATTGTAGATTTCAGTTTCCCGCCAGAGCAAGTGGCTAAGATGTTGGAAGTGGCAGCTAATATTACTATTATAGATCATCATAAAACATTCATTGATGCTGTGGAATCTGACGGTTACTGCAATGAGAATGGCACACCCTGGGAAAGACTTGATATTCATTATGATCTTAACAAGAGTGGCGCTGTTCTGACTTGGGAATACTTTGCTATCAGCGAGCAAGTGCCAATGCTATTAGGTCATATTCAAGATAGAGACCTATGGCAGTTCAAGCTAAATGGCACTAAGGAGATATGTGCAGCTCTTAGTAATAAGATATTGGTAGAGCGCACTTTCGATTACTGGGATTTCCTAGTTCATGCTTTCGATACTGATGACTTGGAAGTGATGCATGACACTTATGCTAAAGGCAGAGCAGTAATAGCAACCCAGGAAATGCTGATTCAGGAATGTATGGCTACCGCTAGTAAGTCTATGGTAGATGAATTTGGAATTAACATTGTGCAATGTAATGCCCCTGCGTCAATAGCATCAGAACTTGGCAATAGGTTAGCTGAGCAGCACCCAGATTGTATCGCTGTTATTTATAGTAACGATCATGTTAAGCAGCTTGTTAAGTGCAGCCTCAGATCAGTAGGTGATGTAGATTGTACAGTACTAGCTAAGCATTTTGGGGGCGGCGGTCACAAGAACGCAGCAGGTTTCACAACAACAATAGGAGAAGTAAGAACTAGATAGTAATAGCAGTAACACGTAGTAACTTTAATCTTTAATCTATAACCAATAACCTAATAGGTAAATAAAATGACAACTGAAATGAACGCACAAGCAAATGATGAATTGGAGATGTTTGAGTTCTCGATAGATGACTTACCAGATCTTCCTGAGTTTGTTACCTGGCCAGTAGGTACATATAGCGTAGAAGGTGTTAGCTTGAAACGTCGTGACATTGAAATTGGCGATGACACAAGAGCAGCAATTGAGCTGACAGTTAAGCTGGAAAGTATTGTAGCATTCAAGCCTGCAACTGCTACATTACCAGAAGTTGGTAGCACTCAATCATGGTCTTTCTTCTTGGAAGGTAAGGATGAGCGTAGCACTAACTTTGCACAAGGCAAGATCAAGCAGTTAATGGCACCATTCAAAACTCTGACTGGCGGTTCTGGTAGCTTGCCTGAGATTGCAAGAACAATACCAGGAGCTAAGTTCAATATCGTTACTGATATCAGAACTAGTAAGCTCAGTGACGAAGCTAAGAAGAATGGTGAAGAAGCTAAGGTTTATAGTGGTATCAAGAATCTTTTCTTAGCTTAGCCAGTAGCCTGGTAGTAAGGATGATATTGCCACAAGGAAGTGGCTCATTATTTTAGCATTCTTAACTGAGAGGATTAAAGTAATGTCACATGTAAGTAACACAGAACCAAGAGTTATCATATGTAAGTTATGTAAGAAACCTCTTACTACTAACCAGCGTGCAAGGCGTTACCATGTTGAGTGCGCTAAATTTGTTCAATCAGAAAGATCAAGAACCTGGTATAAAGATAAGGAGAAAAGTAATGACAGCAGTATCAACACCAAAATTAACTAAGAAAGAAATCAGACAGGAGCTATATAAGAAATCAATACCTGAATTGAAAGATACCATTGCATACCATGAAGCTAAGGCAGCAGCTAATCAGCGCATTGTTGCTATCGCTAAGTTATGTCTTAAGTCACTGGAGAAATCAGATGAAGTTGATAATAGCAGCACTGATAATGCTAAGCCTGAACAGCCTAGTGATAGCAGCAACAGCGAGGACTCTGTATGAGCGCGCAGGAGATACCAGCAATAGCGGATTTGGAAGTGCTAGTAAAGCTATGGTTCAACAATCACAGCCAACAGCTAGGAGACACAGTAATCACAGTAGAAAGCCAAGGATTAGGAAGTTACCAGCTAAGTATAAGCGAGGTAAGATACATGTCACTAGATGAAGCAATAGCAATAATGGAGTCAGCAGATGAGCAAAAGCATTAAGGGCATTGAGCGCCAAATAAGAAAATGGTGGATGCTAATAACAGCACCTGAAGGGTTAGTAAGAATAGCTGGCGGTTACTATATTTTGCGAGAAGGATTTGCAGTACCCCAAGTAGTAGCCTATCCTGTAGTATTCGCAGGTATCAGTGGCTGGGCATTAGCAAAAGGATTACCTAATAGATACTTTACTAATATGAAACTGGCTAAGCAGAAAAGTATTGAAGCTAGATTCTTTATTGAATTTATGGAATAGCAGGAGGCAGTTATGGCACAATATGAAGCTACACTTACTATTAAATGGTATCCAGAACTTAAGCATAAGACTCCTGATGCGGAGCTTGGCGTTGTAATAGCTCATAACTTAGAGCTGCTTAAAGGTGAAGGTATAGTAATAGTAAGTAAGGATATTAAGCCGCTGCCTAGCAGGGGGAGAAAGTAACCATTATGAAAATCTTATTTCTAGGACTTGAGGCTGATCGCCCTTTCCTATCACATCTACGACAGCATGTCAGTAGCTTCTCACTTAGGCAGCATGATTTCATTGAGGAGATTGTGCTGCAATATGGTAAGACTGGCACTACTCATATCATAACAACTCAGCAATCCCTGATACCATTACTATGTCATACGGCTAGTAGCAAAGAGCAGACTCTTGATAACTATGCTGGTAGTTGGGTTACTCATAAGGCAAGTGGTATGCATTTCCTTTTTGTGCATCCTCTTAAGCAATGCCTGACAGTGTCTCACGGTAAATTCTTGCTGGAAAGATATATCAGTAAGTTTACGAAACCAGCTAACTGGGTAACTACTGATACTTTTAATTGGAAA